CAATTGTGAATCTCCAAATAATTTTCTAGGTTTTCATCAACTAGAAATTCGATAGAGAATGATCCAAACTGAATGTTTCCTTCAGAAGGAACATTGACAAAAGGTGTAGCTCTTTCGATAACACCGATTGTGATTTCAGGAATCACTGCAGTCTTACATAAGAAACTAGTCTTAGGTGAACGATCCAGCAAGAACTTAAATCCACCAGGACTTAGATAATTTCTATTTGTTAGTTGTTTGTTATACCAACCCATGACTCAAAGACTAGTGACAACTATATTTAGTCATTAAAAAAGACCCCTGTTTGGGGTCTTGATCTCGCACTACATAAGAACTGTTTTACATATCCTCTTACATCGACTTTGGTTTAATGCATCGCATTCAATTAAACAAGTATAGTAATCATTAATTTTTTGATGTTCTAACGTCGCTTCGTCTAGGGTGTCTTCAAAGTGACGCCACTCATTAAATTGACTTTGATTCATGAGAGACCGCATACAAACCTCGTGCAAATTTACATATGATATAGAAAGGGAAAATCTCATTACATATGCACCTCATTCAGTTGAATCTAATTATATCACTTTTGTATTCATTTGAACACAATCGGTGTATTAGGTAAAGAATATTAATGCCTACTAATTTATACCTAAGCATAAAAAAGACCCCCTTGTAGGGGGTCTGAAAGGGCATGTGGGACATCCTGCCCCACAACAACCTGACTCACATAAGGTTAGCAACCTTAACACGTCTGTAGTAACGGTTTGCATTTGCATTAAGTGCACCTGCACCTTGGCTGGTGCCTTCTGCGAATGGGTTAGCAACCATACCATAACGGGTCTTGAATCCGATTTTGGGCTGGAAGCTGTTCTGACCCACGGCACGAACCATCTGGAGAGGAACGTATGGGCAGTAGAACATACCTGCATCATATGCACTGGAACCTTTGTAACCAGCAACATAGAAGTGATCATCAGCAACGTTTGCTGAGTAAGGATCAACGTAGACCTTAATACGACCGTTGAGTGTACCAACCAGAGTGCTGGAGGTGTCATCGGGGATAAGACCGTTGTTGCCTGCAAGGGCAGGTGCATAGTCAAGCACACCAGCCATGGACAGAGCAGATGCTACATCTGCAGAGCAGATGAGGATGTTGCCCTTCCCACGACGAGTCTCGTGACCAATTGCGTTTGCGTCACGTTCGATTTGGAAAAGAAGTCCTTTGAACTTCTCAACTGACCAACGACCGTTTGAATCAACGTCAAGATCGAAAGTACCAGTTGTTGCCACATTGTTTTGTGCACCAGGACGTGCAATGCGGTAGATGGTACGAACAACCTCACGGTTGATTTCTGCCAGCACTTCAGTGCTGAGGATGTTTGCCAGTTCAGACTCGGCATCAAGACCATGAATTGCCTTGAGATCCTGAGCCAGTTCCAGGGTGTATTCTGCTTTCAGAGCACGTGTCTTGGCAGATACAGTGACCTTCTCGATTGAGAAGTTCATTTCGGCAAACTCATTACCTGAGGTGCCATCTCCCAGTGCTTCACCCTGAGCAGTGGTCATACCTTGACCACCTTGGGTGTAGGTTCCAGCATCGTTGAGAAGCTTGGGGTTGCTTCCAGTCTGATCGTTGGAAGCCAGTGAATCACCACTGTTCTCTGATGAGAACTCGGTATCTGCTTCGTTGAAGAATGCTTCTGCACCACCAGTACGGTTTGTACCGTAACGTGAACGCATTGCAAAGATGAGACCTGTAGGACCAGTCATCGGCTGGACGCCACAAATGTCATATGCAATCAGTTGAGGCATAGAACGACGGATCAGGCTGATCAGCACGGGGTCGAAACCTGCGGTTGGACCTGTTGCTGTGCTGCCACCTGTGAAACCACCAGCAGCAGACATTGTTGGTGCTGCTTCGGTAATCATTCCACGCTCTTCAGCAAGGAATTTTTCTTGGTTTTCTAGCAGGACGGAAGTAACGGCTTTCTTGTACTTGTCGGCGATATTAGGAAGATCGCTATGATCAAGAACAGGTGCCCACTTCTCCTGCAATTGTTCGGAACGGAACATTTGCTTGTTTCTCCTTAAAGGGTAAAATTGAAGGGTTTGTTTTTATTTATAAAGTTGTATCAGTTGAAACGTCCTAAGGCACGGACGTAACCGTCCATTGAGGACCCAGGAAGAGTTCCCTGATCAACTTCGATGTCTTCAGTCGGTGCGGATGCTCCACGATGGAAATAAGATTCCTTCAGCATCTGTACCTTCTCACGATATTGATCTTCACCATAAAACTCAACATTTTCTGCAAGACCTGCTAGCTTTTCCTTTTGGGTATCTGCTAGTCCGTCTGCAATAGATGCCACGATCCCATGCTTAACTTGCTCACCAAGTTGACGATTCAGATCGACATTAGTCTCGATCTGCTCGTTGAGTTTAGCTTCCATCTCATCTAGTTTTTCGACCATATCATCGAATAGGTCGAACTTTTGCTCAGGAACTTCAATATAGTTCTCAGAGAAAAGGCTCTTCATGCCATTGATTAGGTTTTCTGCGATATCATTCTTGATACCATGTTCGATAGCCAGTTCGTTATCAGACATCCACTGGGTTGCGACATAGTTTAAGAACTCGTCAACCTGCTCGGCAAGTTCCTCACGAGTTTTCGTGAGTTCTTCCTCAAGAGTTTCTTCATAAGCTGAGTGCACCAATTCAAGTTCTTCTTGAATTTTGGTCTTAACTGCTGCTTCAAAAATTGTAGCAGCCTTATTTTTGAACTCTTCGGAAAGATCTTCACCCTCTACGAGGGCATTAACGTCATCAGAGATATCGACAACGACTTCATATCCGTCGAACTCTTCATCTTCTGCAATGACTTCTTCTGCTTCTACTTCTGCTTCTTCAGTTTTTGAAGATGCATCAGAAGGCTTGGTTGAAGGAGCATTAGTTTTAGTTGCTTTCGCACTTGCTCTCTTACCAATAGCAGCAGAATCAGAATCGGGTTTAACGGTTTTAACGTCGGGTCCACCCAGATCCTCTGAACCACCTTTCGATGAGTCCATTTTTTCTGCTGGTTTTGCACCTTTAGTCACGACGTTTTCGTCAATGACCTCCGATTGCTGTAGATCTGTCTCTTGTGACATTGGTATATTTCTCCTGGTCGGATAGTTTTCTAATTTCTAAGATTATTTATAGGTCAAAGATTTTTGATGAAATCATTGAACGCGGAAAGTTTTGCTTGTTCCAAGTTCCTTCTCTTAACAGATTCGTTAATTGAACGTTTGTACCTAGCAACTCTCTGTTCTCTGAGTTTTCCACCGTCCCATACCCATTCTCTCCCTTCCATGATTCCTTCAACGAAAGCATCAGGTGCCGAAGGGTCTGCAACAATGTCAGCAGCTGTTGCTAACATAAAGTCGTCACCGACAACATTGCAACCTTCTTGCTTGACTAAGGAACCAATGCCTCTAGAAGAGACACCGAGTTTCACACCTTCGTCTAGAAGGGATTGAGCAATCTTGCCCATAGGGGTATTAAGGATCTTTGCTTTCCCAATAAAATTAGTACCATCCTCTCTAAGAGAAATAATACGATGCGACACACGGTCGAGATTCACAGTTGGTCCATCAGGGTGACCCAGTTCACCAAGTGCTCTAGAGCTCTCGATGAAAGTTTTGTTATAACGGTCTACTTCTTTGCGAAGGGTATCCATGGGATACCGACGACCATTTCTGTTTGTGATGTCCCCTTGAAGGAAAACACCCTCAATATATAGGGATTTTTTGCCATTCCTTTCTTCGACAAGAATCTCTACGTTTTCGATTTGCTCGGTAATTAGTTTCATTCTTCCTGGGGGTCATCGGGTTGTTCATCACTAGATTCCTCTTCTGTCTCGTAAGGTAGACCAGTAGCGGGATCACAATCTTGGACAGTTAGCTCGTCCTCAATATCTTTTAGTGGTTGAGTGATCTGACTAAAGTGGGCCATTACTCTCTCTTTCTCTGCTTCAATCTTGCTAGAAGCAACTGCAGAGAGTTGATCACCAATTTGGTCAATCACATCAGCTTTACTACCGCCAGTAAAGACGGTATTAACAATATTCATAGCAGCATCACTTGGCATAATATCCTCTTTCGATATAATTATTTAGAACTCTCCCTTTTTATAGTCTTTAGGGTCGATACCCTGTGGAGCGGGAGCACCACTTGCGGCAGGATCATCGGCAACAACTTCACCTTGTCCTGCTTCCATATCCATCCCAGCTGCCATTTCAGCTTCCATGGGATCCACAATAATACCTGCTTCCTTTTCTTTTTCAATCTGCTCATCAATCTCTTTCATCTCAGCCTCAGTTTGTTTGAGGACTTGACGACGGATATGTTCTACAGAATAGAATTTACCAACAAACTGATCCATAGTGGTAGCAATGGTAAGTCGTTCGTTAATCATTTCATTCTGCTTTAGTTCAGAGAAATGATTATCTGCAACGTAATCATATTGGATATGCTCTTTCATATCATCCCAGTCTTCCAGGGTGATAATTCCTTTCAGAACCAATTGGGTCTTGAGGATATCATTGAAGAGTAGGGAGAAATTCTTGCGAAGACGGGTGACAAACTTTTGGAACTTTACCTCATCTCTGGTGATCTCTGCAGATCTACCAATGTTGAAAGTGCTGTCAGACTCAATTCTAGAAGGAGGAACATTGAGTGCTTTATATAGTTTCTTCTGGAAATACTTAACGTCTTCTAGTTCACCTAAGTTCTGTCCACCAGGAAGAGTTGTGATTTCTGTACCACGTCCACCTTCACGACGGGGGAGCCAGAAATCTTCTAGCATTGACATGTACTTTCTGTCATCACGAATCTCACCAGTTGATGCATCGTATACTAACTTATTACGATAACGAGACATCACTTCCTTAAGGTACTGTTCTGCCTTTACCTTGGGAAGATTACCCACATCGATGTAGAAAATACGACGTTCGGGTGCTCTTGATAGTCTATAAATCACCAGAGAATCTTCGATCATTCTCAGTTGATTCAATGCTTTGATTGCTTTGTGCAAATGTGATAGAACCATATTCTTGTTCATATCAACAATGCTTGAATGACAATATGTAATTGCATCAGGTGCGATCTTCACACCAGTATTGTCATTACCTCTAATACCTTTTTGGTTGTAGATATAATATTCTGCAGTCTTTTGCCCCATTCTAATCTCTTGCTGCTGGGGTGCCATGTCACGAGTATCCTGCTTCATGATCTCTTTGACCTTGCGAATCTTGCGAGGGTCAATATATCTGAGTTCGCAGATACCTTTCTTTGGGTTCTCTAAGTCAATAACTTTATGGTAGAAAATTCTACCATCAATATACCATCGACGGAAAATGTCGTATGCTCTTTGGTCAAAATCTAGCAAACGCAAGACATAGTGAAACTCCTCCCTGATCTTAGTCTTTAGTGATTGACTAACTTTAGGAAGGTTGGATAGTTCGATCTCCACGGGTGAGTCGTCTAGTTCCCCTGCAATAGTTTCATTTACAATATCATCAATAGCAGCATCACATTCGGGATGAATGGACATATCACGATATCTCATGATAAGTTCCCATTCATTCTTTACGTGACCTTCCATGTCAACGTATTGCCCGAAATATCCACCTGCTACGATGGGTGCGGAAGCATCAGATGAGTCCTTAGGAACAAAGGATGCTGCCTTTTTAGGGACAGCATCCTTACGCCTACTGAGTGAAAATCCAAACAGAGAAGTATTATTATTCTCTTGTGCCATTATATTACTCTAGTTTGCTTACGTTCTATTTAGTTGATCAACGACTGATCCTATTTGAGGATTTTCTCTTGGCCTTGCCTTCGTTTTCCCACCACTGAACTTGTAGTTCAACAGTGAATTCTTCAACGGTATCGTTGGAGTCGAATGCTAAGTCAATAGCCGAAACGTTCGTGGGGAATGTACCGTAGAAACGGTACGATGCAATTTCTGCACCCTCACGATCTAGTTGAGTAACAACCATGTCTGCTTGATAGTCTGCAGGATTCTGCAAACCTGTGTTCTCTTGTTCTTTATTGATTGCACGAACCCATGATTCCATGGCTTCACGAATCATAAAGTCGGTGTCATTGAGAACCGTAATGGTCCAGGGCTCAAAGGTGCGGTCTCCCGCAACCTTGAGCACTCTACCACGAAAGGGTACTTCGATCACACCGAGTTGTGATGCAGGCAGGTTTGCTGCCTTGACCATAAATTGACCTTGGTTAACGACTGCGGTTGCGTTACCAATGCCAACCCCAGTAGGGAAGTTGAGGTCAACCTTAAATAGATTAGGTCTTGCCCCACCCCCCACTAGTTGCGCTTTGAAGTTAGTTAGGTTGAGTGTCATTGTACTGTGATTTTCTCCTGGTTAATACTAGTTATGAGATCAGTTTGCGATTTCACTAAACTCAATGCCTGTACGTGTTGCCACGAAGGAGAGAGTAATGAAGTTAATCGTGCGGGTAGGTTTCACGAAGATCTCTGCGTAGAACTCACCACGATCTATAGCATCTGCAGGGTTGTTTGAATCGTCACAAACAACTAGGAAGTCAGTGATACCACGACGACCTTGAACATCACGTAGATATGGTTCAACAATATTTCGGAAGATGCTTCTAGAAACTGCGTCGTTTTGCTCGAAGAGCTGACCACGACCTGCTTCACCGATGATTCTTTCCAGAGTCAGGAACAAACGACGAACGTTAATTCTATCGAATGCTGAAGGTGTTGCTAGGGCAGTCTTATCACCGAAGAGGACTGTGCCCTCACCAGCAAATGTGACGATGGGATTCACTCTTGACGAATAAAGTTCGTCTCTGAATGCCTTCTTAGGATTGTATGCCAACTTGATCACGTTACGGATCTGACCACGGGTGAAACCTGCGGGTGAGAACCAAGGATCATTAGTGATGGCTGTCTCTACACATGTACCAGCAATGTCACCGTTACAAGGAATGTAACGATAAACATCATTGTACTTATCGTAGATGTACTTATAACCTGAATCGAAGACGGCATAAGAAGAACCACTCAAACGATCAAAGAACTTAACAATGTTATTTGTCTGAGTTCTAGATGTTGGATTGGAAATGACGCCAACTACATCTGCTCTTTGTGGTGAGATGAATGCAACACAATCCTTTCTCTGATCAGCAACAGCAATGATTTTGTTTGCTTTTGCTAGTGAGTTTGCCAGGTTGTCACCAGTCTTACCACAGAGGAGATAGTCGAGTCTCTCGGTTTCAACGTCTGCGAACATATCGAGTGCTGCTGCAATATCTGCAACGTTAGCATCGAAACCACTGTCACCACCAGATAACATATACTGGTAAGAACCAGAATACCAAGCACCAGTTGCTTGATCTGCGATGTTAGCACCAGCAGTTGAATCTAGTCTGTAACCAACATAGTTTTGCAGGAGGTTGTAGTTCTTGTTCAGTGCGGGTGTACCCCAGAGACCTGAAGCAACTGCAGTGTTGCCATTGGTTCTATACTGAACGTGAGTTGAACTGTCTCCTGTCAGTGTGCCAGGATGCTCACCGAAGAAGATGTATGAAGACTCATTCTTGATGACTTCAAGGTAGAAGTTGTTAGCACCTTGAGGACTCTTAGCATCAGATGCTTTAGAGACAAAGGTGAACTTCTCAAGAAGGGTCCTAGGAGTACCAGTGATTGTACCGAGGTGATCAAACACAAGGATGTGTAGTTCATCGTTGCTACCACCTTTGTTCTTCACATACTCGGAAGTACCAGGACGACCTGCAACGTTGACCCATCTCTGACCAGGATAGTATTCCAGTTCAGAATATGCATCGGAGAATGAGTTGATCGTAAACTCGTTAGAACCTAGGTCGGAAAGACGAATCTTAGCAGAACCAATGGAATCATCGGAGAACTTCTCAGAAGTTTTATCGAGAGCAACATATAGTTTTCTCTCAATCTTCTCAATCTGACCTTCAGAAACTGTAGGTGCAGGATATCCACCAGGAGCAGTCAAGACAGACTTGACAAGATTGCTACCAGTTGAGGTGCTATAAAGACCAGTGTTCGTAGAATCAATCTTGACTTCTAGAATTCTAGAAGTAGGATCCCAGGAGATCACATCACCAACAACAGGAGTTGCTGCGTTTGTTGTGATTCTTTCACCAACTGCAAACTTAGACTTGACGGTGCCTTCCTTAAGAGTCAGAGCAACGACAGACTTATAGTTCCAACCAGAGACGTTATAGGTCGATAGTGTTTGTGCAGAGCTAGCACCAGAGGGTGATGTTAAACCACCATTGGTGAATGTACCGTCAGCAGATGATTGAAGTGCGAAACGGGGTTCTGCAGAACCAGTTGCGATTGGGGTGATTTGTGTAACCTTCATGACCTCAGAGGTCAAGTTTAGTTCGGTTACGGTTGCACCATCTGCATGAGATGCTGCGGTTGTACCTAGAGCACCACGACGGACTGTTAGATCGTTGGTAGACTTTCCAGTCACTTCAAGGATCTCGTTGTCAATCTTGATGAACTCTCCAGTTGCGAAGTTAGTACCAGAAGTAACAGTCAGAGTTGTATCTGCGTCACTGAAAGTGCCACCTTCGTTGATGGTGGTAGTGTTTGAGTTAGAGGTCTTGATCACACGGATCAAGTCATTGATTGTGAAATTGGTTAGACCATCGACGGAGATCGTGGTTGCACCAGTTGTACCAATGGCACCATTAAGCAGAGTTGATGCTTCAGTAACGGTAACCTTAGTGACCGTTGAACCGTCAGCATGAGAAACTGCAGTGGTTGCTTCTGCGGCACGAGCAATCGTGACACTAGTACCACCTGAATAACCAGAATCGATGCGAACAAGTTCGGCACCGTTGGAAGATTCAAGTAGTAGGAAATTGTTTGCTGCCAGACCAGTGTCAGATGCAACGTTCAAAGTTGTAGCAACTGCTGAGAGTGCAGTTCCACCTGCGTTATCAACCGTGGTTGTAGTGGAACTTCTATCAATCAACGAAACTACATCGTCATCAGCAAAGGTAGTAGCACTAGTGCCACCCTGTGCTCTGACAACAGTAAGGTCATTTGTTGACTGTGATAGACCTGTGCTTACAGGAGTCAGATAAAGAACCTGATCGGCACCTGAGTCAGCAACGAACACCTTGAGTGAATTGCCATTACCACCAGCAGTTCTTGCTGCATAGTGGAATGCATTTGCACCGTCTTCGATGTTTGCTTCGTAATCTGCAAGTGTTTTAATCTTGGGTCCTAGACCTGAAATTGTAGCACTGATTGTGGATTGGTCGTATCCTTTACCACCAGATACCACGGTGTAACCAGTTACTGATCCAGATGCAACATCTGCTGTAACTTCTGCACCTGTGCCAGTACCACCAACGATGGTAACTGTTGCACCACGGTATCCTGAACCTTGAGCATTAACTGCTACTGAGGTTACAGAACCGTTGGTAACGGTAACGGTTGCTGTAGCACCTGTACCACGTTGGTTTGCTGCGCCAATGTCGTCAGATGCGTTTGCGATTTTTGTTGAGTCGGCACGCACAACTCTTAGAGTACCACCGTATTGGAGGAACTGTGCTGCTGCGAACCAGTCTTCGTAATTTTTTTCTGTTGGGTTACCAAAGACAGAACTAAGTTCTCTCTCTGAACCGACTGTAACAGGTTCTTCGATTGGTCCATTTTCAAATGTTGCTGCAATAGCACCAACGTTTGTCAAGGACACCGAAGAAGAGGTGCTGAGATCTCTTTCCAGTATCTGCACACCAGGGGATTGTTGCCTTGATGCCATTTGTAAAAACTCCCTCTTATGAATTAGTGTCTTTTACTTAAAAATATTTATGAAATGCTAGTTTTATAGCACCTCACCATGATGTAGTAGTCATATCATCGTTCACATAGTTCCATTGGAAAGCACGGTCTCCGTATTCATCCACATACCACCTATCTCCATTATTGTCTACGAAGCTTTCTTCACTTGTTCCATCTTCAACAAATCCAAAGGGTGCCATATCGGCTTCAATTGCTTCCCTTTGATCCTCGTAAATTTTTTGACGTATATCACTATTTACCAATTCTTTAAAGTAGACACTTGTGGTCAACCAGCAGAACATCACAAAGCACATTGCTAGGTCATCGTTACAACCTTCTTCTGCTTGAAAACTATCACCAACTTGAATGAATGTAGTTAATTCAGATATGGTATCGTAATCTTTAATGACGATCTTATCATCCTCTAGCATCGTTTTGAAGTTAGAGCAACCAAGTTTCTTAACTGCCTTGGTCATTCTCACTCCCAGGTATGCTTTCTTCCCAGAGAATCCAGATCCAACAACTTGACCTGCTCTACCACGCATTGAGCACATTAGAATATTATCATACTCAAGATCAAAGTGTAAGATGTCAGCAACCTGACCACCAATATCGTTCACTTCGATCAGAGCATATGCTCTATTATATGCCTTACAAACATCAAATATGACATTTGGGAACAACATTGGTTTCACTTCATTGTTCCTATATTTTGCCACCATCACATAAGGAATCTCTGTCACATCCATAACTGTGAAAGCAGAATAGTCACTAGAGATACCACGACTAGTATCCACAGTCACAATATAAGTGTGATCCTTTACGGGTTTTTCAAAGATATCAAGACCAGCATTTCTATCAGAGGGTTCTTCATACGGCATGATCCTCAGTTTGCTTGGAGAAATCAGAGTATCAACAGATCCAAGGAACTCACACTCAAACTCAACCTTGAATTGTGACTCTGATGTGTTCTTGATCGTCTGAACTTTCCATGCTTCATCTCTACCAGGAACTTCTGACCAGTGGACTTCGGTAGTAGTATATTCATTCATGCCCTTCTCTGCATCATGCCAGAGTTTATAGAACATGTTCATCCCGTGAGGGGTCGAGATGATGATTACTTTAGTAGATTTACCAGAAGAAATAGTAGGGTAAACAGAACTAAAGAACTGGTCAGCAATGTGGTTTGGGATAAACGCAAACTCATCAAGAAATATAACGTTAAATGACATCCCCCTAACAGCACTAGCCGAAGTAGAAGCAGCGAGGATTTTAGATCCGTTTTCCAGTTCGAGACTGCCCCTGTTCCATGCGATGATTCCTTGCTGGAGCCACTTTGGGAGGTTTTCATATGATAGTTGTAAACGTTGTAGCATCTCACGTGCAGTTGCTGCCTTATTTGCGAGGATTGCTACGTTGACATTTTGTTTAAAAAGAACATACCACAGCAGATAGGAAGTCACAATAGTAGACTTACCAGACTGCCGTGGTAGTTTTGCGATATTGAATCGATTGTCGTGAAACTTCTGTACCATGTCCTCCTGGAAATGATACATCGTAAATGGAATGAGACCTTCGTCTAGTGAAACGATCTTGATGTAATTCCTAATAAAGTAAACAGGATCTTGAGAACATTTGATGTACTCCTGCAACTGTTCTTCTGTAAACTCAATTGCGGTATTAACCTTCTTGAGATTAGGATTACCAAGATACTGTTCACTCATTTAGTAAGACTCTGTGACTCATATATTTCATATATTCACTATGTATGAAGATTTCCCGATCGGGTTTTTCCATACTGACTGCATAGTCACCAATACCTTGAGAGATTGCATAGTCACAGAACTGATAAAAGTCTGTATAAAGAGGAATGCCTTTGTGGATTAGTGCCTCAGCAAGCATTCCTTTTTGGGCAAACCGTTCATCGGAATTACGCCAATCGTTGGTAATCATTCTACGTGCACCACACCAGTCATACCTGCACCCTGATGAGGACCACAGAAGAAGTTGTAGTCTCCTACATCAGCAAACACAACGTCTTGTGATTCTCCAGGAGCAAACAGTAATGCTTCTCTAGACAGATCAGGACGTGCCTCAACAATAATATTGTGAGGAGGTAGTGCCTGATTGATAAAATGTACAGTGTCACCTGCAGAGATTGTAATCTCATTCGGTTCAAATACTAGGTTGCCACCAGCACCCATTTGTACATCTACTGCCCATACAGGAACAGCAATGAATAACGTCACTAAAAATGTAATTAAAAATTTCATACTAATTCCTATTTGATTTTGCACTAGGGATCAACTGATATGATAACTTATCTCTCAGTAAATTGATTCGATTGTCATCGAATGCTTGAAAATGCCCAATCTTCTCTACCTTTTTATAGTAGTGAAGGGCATTGATAATGATTGTATAATCTTCTAAACTTAGATCAAAGGAGTGTTCCATGTGCTCTCCTAATTTCTCGTAGTGCCTCAAGGTTCATATCCTTGGTGCCACCATCATAGGCATGAGCATACCCTTCTTCAATCATTTGCTCGTTAAGGGACACACTGTCGTCCCCAATGTAAAGCCAACCCAGAAGACGCCCGTATTTGCCAGTAACAGT